AGTCTGTTTGTAGCAACACCAATGTATGGCGGTATGAACCACGGTCTATACATGAAGGCTTGTTTGGACTTACAAGGCCTTTGTATGCAATATGGTATTCAAGTCAAATTCTCATTTCTATTCAATGAGTCCCTAATTACTCGAGCGAGAAACTATCTCGTTGATGAATATATCCATCGTTCCGATTGTACACATATGTTGTTTATTGATTCGGACATTCACTTCAATCCACAAGATGTTATCGCCTTGTTGGCAATGGACAAAGAAGTCTCTGGTGGTCCTTATCCAAAGAAAGCAATTAAATGGAAGTCTGTTAAACGTGCAGTTGAAAAGAATCCACAAATCGACCCAGGTTTGTTAGAGAAAGTTACTGGTGATTACGTTTTCAATCCAGTTAAAGGTACAGCACAATTCTCTGTAACTGAACCACTTGAAGTTATGGAAATTGGTACAGGCTTTATGATGATTAAACGTGAAGTGTTTAAGAAAATGGAAGATGCTTATCCATCTATTCGTTATAAACCAGACCATGTAGGTCAGGCACACTTTGATGGTTCACGTTATATCCACGCCTTCTTTGATACTGTTATTGATACAACAGATTCAATTACTGGTGGTGGTTCTGACCGTTATCTCTCCGAAGATTATATGTTCTGCCAAATGTGGCGTAAGATTGGTGGAAAGATTCATCTCTGTCCATGGATGAAGACCTCACACATTGGTACTTATCATTTCCAAGGAGATATGCCGGCAGTTGCCAATTATGTTGGAGAAATGTAATGACAATTGAAGATGTTGTTAAAGCATCACAAACTGCCACGACAGGTGGCAGAAAGTTTGATGGTGGTAAACTACAGTATGGTTTACTTCCACCAGAAGCACTAAAAGCAACAGTAGAAATATTAACTTTTGGTGCACAGAAGTATGAACCAGGAAATTGGAAAAAAGTACCAGATGCCAAACGTAGATACTTTGATGCAATGATGCGTCATCTATGGGCTTGGCATGGTGGTGAACAAAATGACGATGAGTCTGGTAAGAATCACTTAGCACACGCAATGTGCTGCTTGATGTTTTTGTATGAACATGATACAATTGATTTTTTTAATAATGGAGAAGTGAATGAAACTATCAAATGAGACCTTAACGGTACTGAAGAATTTCTCGGCAATCAACCAAGGAATTCAATTTAAACCAGGAAAGAAACTGACTACAGTATCTTCCAGTAAAACTGTATTGGCACAAGCCAATCTAAAAGATGAATTCCCACAAGAATTCTGTGTGTATGACTTGAATGAGTTCTTGTCTGTACATTCTCTTTACAAAGATTCGGAGATTGATTTTACCGATTCTGATATTATCTTTAAAAGCGGCAAACGTAAAGGCAACTATCGTATGACTGCTTCCACAATGATTGTCACGCCACCAGAAAAAGAAATTACTTTACCTTCTGTTGATTGTGAATTCACATTGTCGGCTGAAGACTATGATTCTTTGATGAAGGCCGCAACGACCACATCATCACCAAACATCGCAGTTCAATCTGACGGTGAAGTTATTGAGTTGGTTACTTTTGATGCCACTAATAACGCAGCACACACAAACACAATCGAAGTTGGCACTGGTAACGGTAAAACATATAAGATTGTTTTCAAATCAGATAATATCAAACTTATTTCTGGAACATATTCAGTAAAGATTTCATTCAAAGGTATTGGCCACTTCCAAAATACTAAAGATGACATTCAATATTGGATTGCTTTCGAAGCTAAAGAATCTAAGACAGGAGCTTAATCAATGACTAAAGTAAACACACTATTTGGTTCTTATGATGAAGATGATTTGAAGAAACTCAAAGGTTATATTGATGAGGTTGTTCTTCATATGCATAAGAATGATGGCAACAACCAAGCCATCAAAGATATTGTAGACATTGCATATGACGAACTAAAGATTCCTAAAAAAATTCTCAAACGTATGGCAAAGACACAACATAAGAATTCATTCCAAACTGAAGTGGCTGAATCAAAAGAGTTTGAGGCCTTATTTGAAAGTATTACTGAAATTAAGTAATCGATTATTTTATATTATGAAAGAAGTGAATTATGGAACATCTATTGTGGACCGAGAAGTATCGGCCAAAAACTGTGGAAGATTGCATTCTTCCTGAATCAATTAAAAATACATTTTTAGAATATGTCACTAGAAAAGAAATACCAAATTTATTGCTCGCTGGTTCAGCTGGAGTGGGCAAGACTACAATTGCTCGAGCCCTCTGTGAAGAAGTTGGCTGTGATTATATCGTTATCAATGGTTCAGATGAGTCTGGCATTGATGTTCTGCGTAATAAAATTAAAAACTATGCTTCGTCTGTAAGTTTCACTGGTGGCCGTAAGGTCATTATTATAGACGAAGCGGACTATCTAAATCCCAATTCAACCCAACCTGCGTTGCGTGGTGCAATTGAGGAGTTCTCCGTAAACTGTTCTTTCATATTCACCTGTAATTTTAAGAACCGTATCATCGACCCTATTCACTCTCGTTGTGCCGTCATCGACTTTAAAATCAATGGTTCTAAAGCCAAGATGGCAACACAATTATTCAAACGTGTCGAAGGCATTCTTAAAACTGAAGAAGTCACTTATGATAAAGAGGTAGTTGCTGCAGTTATTACAAAACATTTCCCCGATAATCGCCGTATTCTCAATGAGCTTCAGCGGTATAGTGTTAGTGGTACAATTGACAAAGGCATTCTTGTATCAGTTTCCGATGTACAACTAGGTGAATTAACTAAAGGTCTTAAAGAGAAAGACTTTTCAGCCGCTCGTAAGTGGGTCACCAATAACTTAGATAATGATCCAGTTAAAATTTATCGTAAATTATATGACACATTATCTGAACATTTAAAACCACAATCTATTCCACAACTGGTTGTTATTTTGGCTAGATATCAGTATCAAGCCGCTTTCGTGGCAGACCATGAGATTAATATGGTTGCTTGTCTTACAGAAGTTATGATGGATTGTGAGTTCAAATGACATACACACTTTTTGGTGAAGTCATAAAAACTAAAGTATGTGTTAAATGTAAGTGTGAATTACCACTAGCAGTTTTTGCTAAAGCGAATGGAAATTATCCACGTTCTGAATGTCGTGAATGTGGAAAGAAACAAGCAAATATTCGTAAGAAGTTAAAAGAACAACACAGTAAACCAAATGAAGATTATAATTGTCCAATATGTGAAAGAGAATACGAAGATATAAAATATCTTGGTAATCGTCACGGTGGTTGGTGTTTAGACCATGACCATAAAACTGGAGAATTTCGTGGATGGTTATGCCACGATTGTAATAAAGCTTTAGGTTTCTTTAAAGATGATGTGAGATTATTAAAATCTGCTGTAAATTATATTATGAAAAATGGTGAATATAAATGACAAAAGAAGAATTGATGAATGAACTAGGTCTTGCTGGTGAAAAGATTGTAATCAATATGTTGAGTTCTGAAGGTTGTAGAATTGAATCTTCAATCAACAAATATGATTCAGAAAAAGACCTGATGGTAGATGGACAATATAAAGTTGAGGTCAAAACTCAAGTTCCATTTATTATGAAGAATTCTTTCACCTTTAAACCAAATCAACTCCGTAAATGCCGTTCTGTTGATGTTCTCTATTTTGTTTCTGTACCACCACCTCGTCACCACGACAAATGGGCTGGTTGGATTTTCAGAGTAGAACCAAAGAACTTTGTTACAACTACGTACAGAACCAAAGATGGCCGTGAAATGATTTTGATTAATCGTGAACAACCCGCTTTGGTTCCTGTTAAAAAGATGACAGACGAAGAAGCAAAAGAACTCCAGAAATACACAGTATCGGGGTATTAATATGCCTGATTTATTTAAAGAGATTATACCATCAATCTTACATACTAAAAAATCAGTCTTTCAAGATGACTACGATTATAGAGATTATAAAGCATTTATGGTTAATCGTGCTCTATCTTATCACATAGATTGTGTGGGTTATGCCAATGAGATGAACATTCATTCCGGCCTTGATTCGGTTATGCAATATCAGTATCTTCTAAATACCATAAGACCTATGAAACGGAAATTCCAACCGTGGCAGAAATCAGAGGTCGATAAAGATATAGAATCTGTTAAGTTGTATTTTGGTTTTTCTAATGCAAAAGCCAAAGAAGCATTACGAATTCTAAATGATGAACAAATCGCTGAAATAAAAGCAAAAACAAATAAAGGCGGAGTGAACAAATAATGATTTCAATTAATGATTTAGTTGAAGTTACACTAGATGAGAAAGATGATTTTTTAAAAGTTCGTGAAACATTAACCCGAATCGGTGTAGCTTCCAAAAAAGATAGAATTTTATACCAATCTTGCCACATTCTACATAAGCAAGGTAAGTATTATATTGTACACTTCAAAGAATTGTTTGCTTTGGATGGTAAACCCACAGATATTACCGAAAATGATTTGTCTCGTAGGAATGCCATCGCCAAGTTACTACAAGACTGGGGACTGGTAAAGATTGTCAACACAAGACAAGTTGAAGAACCAGCACCTATATTCCTATCTCAGGTCAAAATTCTGTCTCACAAAGAGAAGAATGACTGGGAACTCACACCAAAATATAATATTGGTAAAAAACCACAAAATACTTGACAACTAGTATAAATACTAATATAATTATGTGCCGTGCTCTTTGAGGCGGCAATTTTTTAAACTCGCTTAACTAAGGAGAAATCTATGACAAGCCTATCTCTATTCCCACAATGGGAATCTATCCATAAGTCTTTGGACCCTTTTACTGTTGG